CATATCTCCTGGTTTTAATTCTATTTTAATACCGGCTTGACCTTTATTACCTGTTGGATCTAAATAAATAGGCCATGAATCACCACCTAAATTTAATGTTGTAGATATTTCACAAGAATATCTATCTTTGTGTCTAGCTAATATATCTCCTTTTTTGTATATTCTAGCATAAGAATATGTTTCGGATAATTTTAATCCTGTATGTTTTTCCATAGTAGGTTTTACTTGTTGTAATAAAGTTTCCATTGCAATATCTGAATAATGTGAATAAGTGTTTGGAACTTGCTCATCATGCCATATTCCAAAATATTCTGTAAAAGGTGAAACGTATCTTGAATCAAATAAAACTCTTGCTACTTTTCTTTTATTTAAAAAATATTGATAAACAAAATTTGCTAACTCTGATGAAATAGCATTTTTTAAAATAGAATATTTATTTTTTTGAAACGCCGATTTTTTTAATGACATTTTTTCCTTTCAATTTCATTTTAGATTTTATAAAATTATCTATAAAATTTGGTTTATTTTTTAAAGTACTAGTTTCTAATAAAGTTTTAATTACAGCTTTTTTCATATCTTTATTTTGCACTTAATACTCCCTTTGGAATTGCTTGACAATTCCAATGTATAAATCTAAATGGTTCATAACCCATATCTACCACATATTGATGTGGCATATAAGAAGGAAAAAAAATTATTCTACCTGGTTTTACATCATAATTTATTTGATGACTTGCATAAGTTATTTTACTTGTTTCTTTTTGAGGTAAAAGATTCATTAGATTACCTGGTCTTGGGTCTTCAAATATAGGTCTTGAAGTTTTTTCACTAGCTTTTAAAAAATAAAAACCAGACATATGTCCATTCCAATGAGTGTGTAAAGTGTGGTGTCCACCTCCATTTTTAGCAAATTCTTGCACCCACATTTCTGTAATAAATACTTGGTGTTGACTTAAATCAAAACCCATTTCTAATAATAAGTTATGAGATGTTGCTCCTACATAATTTTGTAATTCTAAAAAATTAGGATCTCCTATTAAACTAGTAGAATGAAATACATTGCCCATGTCTCCTTTATTACCAAATTTTTTATTTCTTTTATTAATATCTTTTTCTAAATTTTTTTTAGATTGTTTAATATATTTATCAGATGCTTTGTTTAACTTATTTACAAACGCAGGTTCATCTGCAAACCAAATAGGGCATTTAAAATAATCTTCTCTTGCTAGTTCTTTAGGAAATATTTTTTCTTTTTTCATTTAAAAGGCCATCCTAAATTCCATATTACTAAACTATATCTTGATCCTTTTTTAACTGGACACACTCTGTGCCAAACATCTGATGGAAACACAACTAAAGATCCTTTTGGTAATATTTCTTTACATTTAACAGGTTTTCTAGGTTTATCAGGATCTAAATTTCTATAATCAAATTCTAATTCTCCTCCTGTATAATCTTTTTTACCTTCTGATAAAGAAACAGTTACAGATAATTTTCTTATTTTACCATTTGAGTTAGGATCATCTGGTTTATGATATGGTTGAGCCCAACTATCAGAGTGCCAATCATAATATTGTCCTTTATTATATTTAGTAAATTGACAAGATTCAGAAAAATCCCATTGAAAATTCCAACCAGCATTTTGATTTGCTTGATTAATATAAGGTTGTATTTCTTTATAAATCCAACGATCACTCATCCAAACAACATTTGAATTTCTTTTCTTTTTTAAATCTTTAATTTGTTTATTATTTAATTTTTTAGGATTATATCCACCAGTAACAGCAATTTGATCTTGTAATTGTTTTCCATAACGAACAATATCGTCGCAAATTCTTAGAGGAATTGCTGATTTAAAATACCAATAATAATTAGTTAAATTCATAAACTTTCTTGTACCACAAAAAATAATATAAGTTATTTTTAACTTATAGTCAACGTTCCTGATGCTGTAAATTTAGCAATTTTATCACCACCTGGATGAGTTGAACCTGTAAATGCATCACAAGGAGTTCCTGCAAAAGTAGTTGCACTTGGTGCTCTAATTACAACAATTCCTGAACCTCCTGCTGATCCTGGTGAAAATATACCACCGCTACCAGCTCCACCACCAGTATTTGCAGTTCCTGCTGCTCCAGCAGTGCAACCACATTTTGATCCGTTACCTCCACCGCCAGCTCCACCTGAACCAGCGGAACCAGATCCAGCACATCTTTTTCCACCGCCACCACCACCAGCATAACTACTATCTGGTCCTAAAATTGTATTAGGAGCTCCAGCTCCACCATTACCTCCAGCTCCTGCACTAGCATTAGCTCCAACAGCGGTTGCTCCACCACCTCCACCTGCAGCATTGTTAGCAGCGTTAGGTTGTGACCCTGCTCCATTACCTCCAGCATTACCTTGAGGCGGATCTGTAGGAGGTGTATTACCAGATGCTCCAGATGAACTAAATGCTCCACCACCACCAGATCCTCCAGCAACTCCATTTCTACTACCACCTCCACCAGGTGCTCCACCACCTCCACCACCACCGGCTGATGTTATTGTACTAAATACTGAATTATTACCATTACCACCATCTCTTGGCCCAGAAGTAACACCTGCTGCACCGCCGCCTCCAACAGTAATTGTATAAGCTCCGCCTTCTATTGTTAAAGCCGAACCTCGTAACGGAGAAGGCCCAAAACCAGAAGCTCTATATCCACCAGCTCCACCAGCTCCTGCAGGATTTTCAGAAAAACCTGATCCACCTCCACCAGCAACTACTAGATAATTTACTGTAAATAATTTTTTAGGCCATGTTGTAGCACCACATTTACCTGCTGTTAATGCAGTTATGTGTGTTTTTAAATTCCATACACCACTTGCTTTGTTTAATTCTTTTACTACTACGACTCCACTTCCTCCATTTGATCCTCCATCTGCAGTTGTTTTTGCTCCACCACCGCCGCCACCTGTATTGGCTGAACCTGCTGTTGAATTTCCTGGATTACCACCACCATTTCCTCCACCACCAACTGGATTAGCTTGACCTGGACCACCTCCGCCACATGGATAGCCTCCGCCTCCACCGCCTCCAGATACACCTGTAACACAACTCCCTGGAAAACATCCTGAAATATTTGTTCCTGCTCCACCTGCTCCACCAGTTGTACAACTTGCACAACCTCCAGCAGCAGAAGAACCTCCTCCACCACCTCCATGATATTTAGGAGCTCCTTTTCCTTGTCCACCTGGGTTTCCTTGACCAGTAATTCCAGAGCCTGCATTACCATTGTTTGCAGCTTCACCGCCTCCTGATCCACCATCAGTACATTGACTTGGTCCTGGACTATTTGCTGAAGACCCTTTACCACCACCTGTTGATGTTACAGCGCAATTAAAAGTAGAATTTGATCCAGAACCATTTGAAGTTCCTCCGCCTCCAATAGTTACTGGATAAGTTGTACCTCCACAAACAGAAGTTTCTTGATTTAATAAGCCACCTGCTCCACCTCCACCAGATGCACCCCCAAGTCCACCTGCTCCACCTCCTGATACGACAGCAACTTGAAGAATTCTAGTTCCTGGTTGAGTAGCACATAAGTTACCTGAAGATGTTTTTTTTTGAACAGTACACTTTCCAAAAGAAGTTAAATTTCTTTTACCTATTATACCGCCGTTTGTTCTAGCCATAGAGTACCCTTACACGGATACCCATTGAGTATTATCCGCGTCCCATCTGTGATTTGAATTGTCTGATTTTTTAGTTCCTAACCATCTTAAATTATCTTCATCCCAAGTTATTGAATAATCTGATTGATCTCCAGCTGGATAAGTAACTGGTGCTTTCCAATCATCACTACCATCTAAAGCCCATGAAGCATAAGGTTGAGGTGTTAAAAATTTATTTTTTGATGCATTATAGACATAACCTATACCTGCATATTGTTTTCTAAAATTATTGTTATAGGAAGTTTGTTTCCAAGTTCCACTACCAAAAAAATTTACACACCATGTTTCACCATCAACATGCATGTCATTATCTTCTAATGTGCCACCATTAGCTTCAATATCATTTGCTACAACCACCACTCTTTTTACAATTTGATGTGTATCCGATGTAAAACCTGTTGGATCTGTTTTTGATTCTAATTCTGCAAAATGTGCCATAATTTTTTCCTTTAATATATTAAAATATTTGTCTTAAATAGTCAATTTTTATTAAAAACTCCATTCTCCTTGTTTTACATAATCATATACTTCATTTAAACTCCATATACCAGGTGCTCCTTTTGGAACAGCATTTTCTTTTATAATAACTATTCCTGATCCTCCTTGTGCACCATTATAAACTCCTGGTCCAGCTGATCCACAGCCACCGCCACCACCGCCACCACCAGTGTTTGCTGATCCAGCTGTTGTACATGTATCTGAAGGTCCACCTACACCACCATTTCCACCACCACCTGCACCACCTGGTGTTACGGGTTGTGCTTCGTTTCCTCCACCGCCACCACCAGCGTAAGTTACATCTGAACCTGAAATTGTATTTGGAGCGCCAGCTCCTCCTGCTCTTGCAGGGGCTGGATTAAATGAACCGCCAGGATAAGCGGATGAACCACCAGCAGCTGTTGCACCACCACCTGATCCAGAACCTTTAATGTTAGGGGATGTATCAATACCTGTACCACCATCATTTCCTTGAGGTGGATCTACTGGAGGAGTATTACCTGATCTTGCAACAGGTCCTACCGATGTTTTTGTACCAGCACCAGATCCTCCTTGTGCTAAAGGTGAACTAGCTGGAGAACCAGCACCACCACCAGCAGATGTTATAGTATTGCATCCTGCATAATTAAAAACTGAATTACTTCCTTTAGCGCCTGATTCAGGACCACATTGTCCACCAGCACCACCAGCTCCAACTGTAATTGTGTATCCTGTGCATTTTACTACTGGCACAGCACTACCTCGTAAAGGACTAGGTCCAAATCCAGATGCACGATAACCTCCTGCACCGCCACCACCATTTAAACGAAAACCACCACCGCCACCACCAGCAACTACTAAATAATCTACATTGCCTGTAATTTGAGCTGTGTAAGTTCCTGATGAATTAAATGTTGATATTCTTGCAGATACTGCTGCAGTAAAACTAAAATTTGGTCCTATTATTCCGCCATTAGCCATGAATTATATTATCTCCTAATTCTACCTATTACGCATCATCTAATAATTCGTAAGAAACAAAATAACTTAAGTCATTTGCAGCCGAAGCTGTAAAATATAATAAGTCTGTTTCATCTAAATAAATAGGATTCTCTAAAAAACTTAATGTTGCATCTGCAGGCACTGATATAGTTTTTGCAAGGTCAACGTAATTAGATCCATTATCTATACTAACCTCTATTGTAATATCAGCAGCATTTGTACCATCAACATTTGCTACGAGAATTGTATTTATTTTTGCAACTTTATCTGCAGGAACATCAACTGCTTCTGTTCTTGACGTACCTGTCAATTTAGCAGCTGCATTCTTAGCATTAATAGTTGCTACGTTTACTATGTTTGGTGTAGCCATATTATCTCCTTTTTAATTTTATCCAAATACAATTGCCATTGCAATTGCTTTTCCTACTGATGCAGCACTAGAGTTTGCATCAATATATGTTACTAATCTTGAAGCAGCAACTTTTCTATTAGTTCCTCCTGCTCCATTATCTACTATAAATAAATCTGCGTCTACAATAGCTTCTCCTATATCTGTACCACCATCTATATCTAATGCAGCTAAACTAACTTTGTTAGCTGTTGATATTGTATCTAATTTAGAATCTGCTATAGC